TTATTTATACTCCTCCTACAGCTCCAGCAGGTGTATTATTTGCATATCTATTTGATGGTTCTTGTTGCCCAAAAGCTTGTTCACCTAATTGTGATGTAGATGGTGTTGTATAAGCTATTGCTGATGCTCCAAAGTTAGTATAAGCTGGTGGAGTAGTTTCGGGTGTACCAACATTAGAATATTCGTTATGTAATAATGAATTACCTACAACACTTACATTATCAGGTGTTGTTGGGCTTGAATTTGGAGAAACAGGTACAGCTAAAGCTGAACCATTTGTTTCAAATTGTTGTTTTAAATCTGCCATTTTTTTAATTTTGTTAATTATTAATTTATTATAAATATTATCCCATATTAGAAGTTGCAAGTGCTAATGACCTACCTACTTTATTTCCGTCCATATACACATCACCTCCTTTTTCTACTGCTGCCAAAAGTTTGGTAAGTAATGTTTCAATATTTTTATTTGTATTATCTTGAGTAGAATTATTACCTCCTACCATAGTATTTAATTTACTTAATGGAATTACTGCTTCAGGCTCACCACCTTCCCCAATTAAAGCATTTGTAGGAGATGTTACTATTCCCCCAGTTGCTAATTCAACAGGTTCTGGCATTTCAATTTTAACGTTACTTTTTACATTTTTAATATTTACTTTAGGAAGATAATTTAAGGCATCAATAATAGCATTAATCATACCATATGCTATATCTTCAACTGCTCTAAAAGGAGCCATAAATATTGAAGCAATTCCCGTACCTATTTTTGCAAATCCTCCCATAAAATCTCCCTCAAAGAATAACATAATTCCTCCAAATACATCCATTAATCCTCTTACTGCTTCTATTGTAGTTCTAATTACAAACTGCATAGGCATTAAACCTACTGAAACAAGTTTACCTATTATTTTTCCTATATCTTTAAATATATCACCCATTTCTTGACCATCTCCTAATAAAGGTGCAAATTCATCACCTATATCTTTGAGTAAATCCATTACTAATTCTAGAGGTAGGAATAAAGTTTCTAATATTGGACCTAAGGCACTTATTAGTATGCTATTTATAAATCCAAATACCTTAAATATATCATTTAATATAGGCATCATAGGTTCTAATGCTTGCATTACAATATCTGTTAGCATGCTAAGGATAGGCATTAGAGGCTCCATAAGAGAAATAAATAAATCTTGGAGTTTTTCAGTAATTGCTGTCATCTTTTCCATTTCTGTAGCAGATTCCATTTGAGCTAATAATCCTGCTTTTTGAAGATTAGCTTTTAACTCTTCAGTTAAAGTACCATCTTTTAAAGCTTGGTTATATTGATTTTGTGCATCACTTGCTGATTCAAACCCTTGGGCTTTAAGTGCTTCTAATTTTTGTTGTTCTACTAACATACCAGCCATATCCTCACGAGACATACCAAAGGCTTTTGCCATTGCTTCCTGTTGGATAACATTCATGGCTCCAAACTCAGCTGCTGTACCTACTTCTTTTCTTATTTCAGCAGCTAATGTTGCTTGGTCTCCTGCTAATGCTGCTGCTCTAGCATTTTCTAAATTAAGTTGTTTACCTGTTAGTAATTCAGCTTCCATTTCAGCTGCTATAGAACCTTCAAAATCTAATAAACTATCTCCTATAGATGCTAATTGAGATTGACTAACACCTAAAAGTTTAGCTTGAAATACTTGTTTAGCCATTTCTTTAGTATTCATTCCAGCTGTTAGCATATTAGCCTTTGAAATTTTTCCAATTCCTTCTTGAATATCTTTGGCATTAAGCATTACTCCAGATTGAGCACTCATTTCCATAGTTACTGCTGTGACTTTTTGTAATTGATCCTTAATGCTAGTACCTGCTAATAATGCTTTTTCGGCAAATAATCCCATAGCTTCACCTGATAGTCCTGTTCTTTCTTTAATAGATGCAAACTCAGCTGCAAATTCACCTGAGAATTTAACGGAGGTTCCAAACTCTGAATTTAATTCTCTTTGTGCTGCTACTACATCTTTAGTTGAGACTAACATATCACCGGAAGCAGTTGCTGCATCTTTTGCAGCAAATACCATTTTTTGCCCTTCAGCTGCAGATACTCCCATTTCTTTAGCCATTTCTCCAGCAGCACCATCAATCATTTTAAATGCTGCTACTATTTGCTCAATAGCCATAGCAATAAGAGCTGCAGGTCCTAAGGCTTTCATTAAATTTCCACCCATAGTTGTAGCCATATCCCCAGCAATTTTTAACTTACCACTCATACCTAGAGCTTTTGTTCCTCCTTCAGTTAATTGTGCTGCTGTTTCTCTAGCACCAGAAATAGCATCTCCTATTCCTAATTTGCCTGCTAAGTCTCCTAATCCAGCTTTACCTAAACCTTTTTCTAAACCATCACCCATATCTTGTAGAGATATAGCATGTTTTCCTAAGGGTCGCATTGCATCATCAATAGTTCCAGCTCGTTTAGCAATTTCAGCCATATTAGCAGCTTCATCATCTAGCTGTTTGTTTTGAGCTATATATAGTTCAATTAGATCAATTTGACTGTCTGTTAAATCATCATTTGAAGCTATTACAGCATCATATACATCAAGAGTACCATTTAGTATTTTTTCTTGATCTGCAGCTGAAACATTCATTTGTGCTAAGGCTTGTCCATATTCAGTAGCAAGACTATTTTTAGCAGCATCAAGTTTTAATCCTGCTTTTGTTAAATCATTGAAAGTTTTCTGCCCAGTTAGAACATCACCATAATTATCAGATATTTCCTTAGCGGCTGATGCTACATCATTAAATGCTTTTGCAGTTCCAGCTGCTGCAACACTACTACCTAATACTTCCTTTGCTGCTTTTTTGGCTTCGTCAGCATAATCTCTAGCAAAAAATAAAACATCCTGTTGAGCTTGTTTTAAGTCCATCATTTTTTTAGCAGCAATCTCTACTTCCTTATTAAAATCTCTTTGAGCATTTATTTCTTCTTGACTAGCCATTTAAAATGTGTTTTATTATAAATATTGAAGAATATTATTTCTTTGATGCTCTAGTAGTATAACTAGGAGATGAATTAGAACTATTAAATGCTTTACTAGTTGGTGGAGAAAATGCTTGTTTTGGTATTTTAGCTTTATTAGGACTATTCATATCTATATTACCCTTCCCTTTAGCTGATTTACTATTAGCATCTGATTCTGCTTGTTTTGTTTCTTGTATTTGTTTGTAAGTAAATCTACGTAACCATATAGGCATATTGTAGACTGTGTGCCAATCGTATCCCCCACCACCATAGTATATTATACTATGAATGGCTTGAAAGATATTAACTCTATACTCCGGCGTCAGGCCAAAAAAACGAGACGGTCATCGGGAGGTTCACTTCCTCTTCGATGCCGTCATTACTCTCAAAATTAAACTTCATATCAATGTCTGGTTGAAATGTTTTAATATACTCTCTAAATGCTCTTGAATCTCTTGCTAACATATGTTTATCAACAAATTCTCTTATTGATTTTTTTTCACTATCCCCATTTACGGATTGAATAATATGTTTTAAACGTGTGGATAATTCAGGATTAGACTTTTTATCCAGTTTTTTTAATCCTTTTACTTCTGCTTTAATTTGCTTATCATCTTTATTACAAAGTAATTTAAAAGTAATTGATGTGTCTGAATGTGGAAGAGTATATTCAAAAAGATTTGTTCCTTTTTCTAGTAATTTTTCTTCATTTAAATTTGTTGAAGTTAAATCTTGTAAATCTACTGTTATTTCTTCATCGTTATATTTAAAGGTATAATCCGCACCATATCCTAAAATTCTTGCTGCTACCATAATAGCGTTTTTATCACCTACGATTAAATCATCATAGTTAACTTTACTTACAATTAAGGCTTTTAATAATCTGTCAAGAACAGATCCATCTTTAATGTAATTTTGATTTGTTAAAATATCTTCTTCTTTAGCTGTCATATACTTCATTTCAACCTTTCCTGAAGATAAAGGGTTAGTAGAGGGATATACTAATCCTTGAGATGGTAATTCTACAGATTCTGTAGGGAACTTAAATTCTTCCATTATAATTTTTATTTATTAATAACTCAATTTGTGATACATATGTAATATACAAAAAAGCTTGACAAACGCCAAGCTTAAGTGTAAAATATATTGTTTTTCTTTTAGAAATTTAATACGCAATAATCCATTCCAATTGTTAATGAGATGTTCATTACTGTAGAATCATCATCCCAATTCATATCACCAAATGAAGCATCTTTAATAAATGCACCTTTAATAATCCATTCAGAAACTACATCACCTACAGGACCTAATACATCAATTGTAAGATCTTTTTTATAGAAATCAGAGTAACCATCTCTACCAGTAACAGATTCATGATGTAATCTTGTCCACTCCATTACAGCTTGTGCTCCTGAAGGAGTTATTGGATCAAATAATTCCATTGTTAAATCATTCCATCTTAATTTTCCTTTTACTTTTCTATAGGTGTTTATATGGTTTAATACTATTTCGTCCTGCGCGAACCCCATGCCTGTAACTCCCTTGATTATATACGACGGTATACCGTCTACATACAGTATAAATCTGTTAGCTACCTTTGGTTCAAAAGCGGTGAAAAATATTTCGTTTGGGTCTAATACTGCCATTTTTGTTTTATTTTATTTTGTTATAAATATTATTACTTTATGCTTTTATGCTGGGAAAGTTGCTCCAGTTGGTAAAATGTTAAAGTCTAGGTAAATAAATTCTGCTGTTTTAGTTGGTTGTAAATAAACGGCACCAATTAATTCATTTCTATCAATTACATCTGGTGTGTTGTTGGAATTATCCATTACAACTTTAAATGCATATAAACCTTGTCTTTGTTGAACTGATTCTAAATAAGGATTAACTTGACTTAAGAATGTATTTCTTGTAGCTGCTGTATTTTGTTCAAATACTAATGTATCAGCGATTTGAGAAATATAATTTTTAAGTGTAATTAATAATCTTCTAACATTTACTCTATCTAAAGCACTTGCTTTAGTTTGAAGTGTTTTCTGTCCGAATACTACTATTCCTTGTCCTGGGAATGTTGCTATTGGATTTACTTTTCCAGTATATAAAGTATCTCTATTAGTATTAGTTAATTTTCTTTCTGCTTGATTAACTGCTCCTAATCCTCCCCTATTGATACCTGCAGGTGCGAACCAAGGCTCTCCTGCTCTATCATTATATGCATAAACTCCTGGTATCATTGTTGAAGCTGGTACCCAAACTAATTCTCTTGAATCTGGATCAATTACTTGTAACCATGGCCAATAAGTAGCTACATATGAAGAGTCAACTGAAGCTGCTCCTGATGTTACTTGTGTTAATGAAGAATCATAATTAACTAAATCTCCCACAAATATTGCATCTCCTCTATTTTCACAATTTGATTGAATTGATGTCCATCCAGCTCCCGTAGTACTATTTGCTAATATTAATCCTGGAGCTGTTATTACGTTATATCTAAATTCATCTCTATTTCCTAATAAATTAATTGCTGTTGTGTAATCGGTACCTACTAAACCTTGTGAATCCGTATTATTAATTGCATGGTAGAAATTTGAAGGTGTTCCACTTCCTGTTATATCACCTACTGCTGCACCAAATGATCCAGATTGAGCTGCTGGTATTGATCCTGTAAATATATCTTTAGGATCTCCGGCATTATCAAAATAATTTGGTGTTTGAGCATTAACAGCAGATACTCTTATAAATCTTGAAGCATTTGGATAAGATCCAGATGATTGTAAATAAACATCAGTTCCTGTTCCTCTTACTGTTTGTACTTGATCACCAATTACTTTTGAAATATAATTTGGAGCTAAAGGATCTAATGATAGATTTGAGTAAGTTTCAACTACTTGTTTGGATGTTTGGGTATCGTTACCTTGTCTAAGTAATAATGAAAATACACCTGATGATGTATTAGGAGATGTTATTTCCCATCTAAAATTATCAGATGAACCACTTGCTAATGTTCCATTTGACCCAACAGGTCCTTCACTATTCATTATATTTCCTTCAGCTAATGTAGCTAATTCAAAAGGAGATACATTAGCTGCAACCGTAGTTCCTACTGATCCCGTGTTAATTAATGATGATGTAGCTTGTGAAAATGGTCCAGGTGTAACTCTAGTTACCAATAATGTACTACCTCCATTTTGAAAGTAATTATAAGCAGATATTGATGTAAAGAATGTATATTGGTTAGATCCACTTAAAAAGGTACTACCAAAGGCAGCTTGATATTCTGAATAACTAGTTACTAGTGTTGGGATATCTTCTTGACCCTTTACGGTTGGTCCAATAAGTGCAGCACCAGCTTGTATTGGTCCTGCTGTTATTTGTGATTGGTCGTTTTCTCGTGCTAAAACTCCCGGTGATATTAATACTTCTGCCATTTTATATTATTTTTATTTTGTTATAAATATTATGTTTTTTCTTGAAAACTATGAAAGGGGAGTAAATTCTCCTGTTTCTAAAGAAATATTTCCCTTACCATATTTTTTTTCTAATTCTTTTGCTATTTTAATTTCTTCTAGTTGAATATTATTTAATTCTTTTTCAAGTTCTTTTTTTCTTGCCTTAAGATTCATTATTCCTACTTCTACTTCTCCAACTTGTCCAACTAAAATTTGAAAATCTTCTTTGATTTTCTTTACGTTTTTTATTTCTTCTTCGGTTAAAACTTTTGATTTTGACATTACTTTTATTTTTGGTTATTTATTTTTTACTGCTATCATGTATACATATTAATAGTTTGTTTAAAAACGCTATTAATCGGGTGGAGGTGTTGGGGGAACTCTATCGGTATTTATTCTATTATTAGGTACTCGTGTTGATGGAGGATCTACAAATCCTGTATAATCTCCATGTTGTATTTCCGTTGGATCAGGTTGAGGAACATTAACATCATTTATATTACTTACTACCTCAGGGTTAAATGTTAATTTTGCTTTACTATGATATTTTTTAATTGAAGCTAAATCTTTTTGAAGAATATTAGGTACTATATACCCATACATTTTTATACTAAATGTACTTTTTACTACTCTTTCTTGATCTTTAGGAACTTCAACATTAGTAGCAATAGAGTCTATAGTAGCTCTAAATTGGTATCTTTCAGGATTACCCCAATATGAATCAGACGCATAATTAATAGCTTCAATTATACCATTCATTTGTTCAACATAATATGTTGAGATTATACAATCGTAGTTTAAAGTAACATAATCCGGTACTACAACAGCATACATTTCTTTTGTTGGTCTTCTATTATTTAAAATATTAAATTGATCATATGCATTATCTGCACTATAAGACTTTTGGTATACTCTATAATTATTTGGAAAATTAGCATCTAACTTATTAGTTACATTTCTGTTTTTTTCAATATTTGTTCGTTTAAATGTAATTAGAGGCATCATTATTTTACCTTTTCTATCTCTAAAATATCCGTCTTTTTGAATCTGATTCCATCTCTCAGAATTAGCATATATTACGGGTACTTCTACTCTTTTACCATTCTGTACTACAGTGGGCTTGATTACATTATTAAAGTAATAAAGTATAGTTTCATCAATGTCATATAAACCAACAGTAAAAGGTTTTACAGTATCATCTTTAAATGAAACTTGATTACTTCTATTCGTAGTTTGATAAGCAGAATCATTAGGATTACCTGCTTCCTTAGAATAGGGAGTATGCATTCCTTTACTCATTTGCTTTTGAGATTTTGGTACTACTTTTCTTCCTTTATTGGACATGTTTTATACTTGTTATTAATCGTTCTTGTGAAATTCCTACTCTGTCTGCTGGTACATAATGTGTTCTTGCT